ACTCGTTGGCCTTGTCTAATGTCTCCTGATCCACGAAGTTCAAATCATACTTGGCCAGTGTGTCCGCTACGTTCTTATACGTTTCGCCCTGATCCTCAATGAGCGGATTCAGTTCCATCGCACTTTTACCCATCAGCTGCATCGCCAGCGCGTCTCGTTCTGTCTCGTTCTTCATTCCTCCGAGAGCAGTTATAACGTCCTGGAACACTTCATCCGTACCACGAAGCGAGCCGTCCGCATTGGTCACACTTACGCCAAGTGCCTTGAATGCCTCGGCCTGTGATTTGGATCCATCAGCCGCAGACTTCATGTTCTTCGCCAGTCTCATGTGTGACTTGGCGATTGCCTCCGTTGATACATCGACCAGATCGGACGCAGCATTATACATCTGCAGTTCCTGTGTGCTGATACCAGTGACCTTTGCCAGCGTGTTCAGGTCATCCGCTGCCTGTCCTGACTTATACGCCAGCGTCCCGATTCCTGCAGCCGTAGCCGCTCCTGCAGCTGACAGAGGCATCAGAGCCTGTCCAGCACTTTCGAGATTGCTACCTAACTGCTTGACTTGCTCGGATGCGGCCCTCATATTGACGTTGCCGACCTTTCGGAGCTGAGTCTCGAAGTTCTTCGCTTTGTCCTCTGTGGTTATGATCTCGCGCTGAAGCTCTCTGTATTCTGCGGAGTTTTTATCGACTCCGCTGGCGTCCATCTGTGCCTGTGCATCTTTTAACAGCTTGAGTTTCTCCTGAGTCTCTCCGACCTTCTGATTCAGCAGCTGCTGTTTCTGCCTCCACAGGTCGACGTTGGTCGGATTGAACTTTAGAGCCTTATCGACCTGACGAAGCTCCTTGTCGATGCTCCGTGTCTCGTTGTTTACTTGTCTTAAAGCCTTATCGAGCTTAGTGGTGTCACCCCTAAATTCGATGGTTATACCTTTTATCGCCATCTATATCACCCGAAAAATGCGTTTATATCTCCTTGCGTGGCTTTTACCTTCTTGCCACGCTTCTCTTCTCTTTTCGCCTGTTTCTCGGTCTGTTTCTGCCTCTCGTTATATGCAATGCAAAAATCGACCACTTGTCCGAGTTGCATCTTCCTCATATCTGCAACTGTCAGACCTCGTTCTGTTCCGGCGAGTAATATGTCGTCTAGTGTTAAGGCTGGAGATGCTTTATCTTCTCGCCGATCTTCCCCAGCCTGTCCCAGTTTTTTGAGCTTGTGAAGCCTTTGATGACAAGGTCATATACCTCAGGCACTAATACATCGAGTGGGAAGTTATCAAACTGACGCGCCCACTTCTTCGGCTCTGGGATGTCCTCATCGGCGCACTTAGCCATCGCCCAGGTAATGTTGACGATCAGGTCAACGAACTCCACCTGGTACATCGGAAGCATCACTTCCATCGTTCTGCCTGTGATTGACTCCGCGATCTCCTTCGCTCCAATCTGCTTGGTGTCAGTCTCTGAGATGACAGAGGCCAGCGTCTCCACGATCGAAGCCATTAGCGGCATAATCACTGGCACGACATCCTTGTTAAACTGGTCTTTATATTCCATCGTCCAAGCAACATTGTTGTTCAGACGAATTTCTTTCCCATCTATCGTTATAGTTTTCTCCATGATTTATCCTCCATTTGTAAGAAAAAGGCGGACAGTTGCCCCGTCCGCCCCTTCTCGCTACTATCAGAAAGCTGGCGCTGCTGGAGCTGTGAACAGTGTCGCATAGCCATCATCTCCTGGCTTATAAACAGCCATTGTTACGCCAGTATCGTTGTCGCCGGTGCAAGTGACCGGGATGGTCTCTGTTGTCGGCTCTTTGCTTTCTTCGATGGTGTTGTACTCTCTCGCAATGTCTCCGAGTGAGCAATTATAAAGGATTACCCTTCTGCTTTCAGTATCGCCCTCGACCTGGAAAGCGATATACACATTCGGCTTGATCACATTCTTGACGCTAGCCAGTCCGCCGTTCGCGAGCGCTCTCTGGCCCAGGAACTGGGTCTTGAACGCATCGTCGAACATAGCGACTTCCAGATCTCCCTCGATGGTTCCGCCGGAATATCCGCTCCAGTATGCGATATTGTCAGCGTAAAATGTGTTCTGCTCGCTCTGAGTCTCAGGCGCGAACGAAACAGCACCCTTCTGATGGTACGGAGTACCGAGTGTGACAGTGTTATCGCTTACTGTATACGTACCGACGTGCAGCTGGGAAATACCAAATTCGACCTTGTTAGCCATGATTTCTCCTCTCTATACGCTGTAATAAATAACGAAGACGCCCTCATCCTCGATGTAGACGTCTTCGCTCTTTGTGTAGATGTAACCGTTCGCGAGGAGTGCGTCCTCGATCGCGGTCTCGTTTGCCTGTTTCTTTTCTGTGAAGTAATACTCGATTTGGTACCGGTTCTCTCGCCAGTAGTGCGTGTTATCCGCGTCCATTGTGTCCTGTCCGTCGCCAATATATACGAGATACGGCGGCTCTACAGGATCCTTAAAGTGAGAATAAGCACAAGGAAGGCCGGTGCTCTGTAATACCTGGTAAATTGTCATTCTAACTCCCTTTCGATCTCCAGCGGCAGCTCTGAGGCTGCCCATTCTTCAACCGGCGCGATATGTTTGACTCCACTCGTTCGCCCGTATGTCCCTTTTGCGTTGCGGACAACATGGCCGTTTTCGAGCAGATGTGTCAGCTGGTAGTCGGTCTTGTTGTGAACTGTGACCGTTTCGATTCCGTCACGACCTCGTTCTTTTTTGACCTTCCACCCCTTTGCATATTTGCCGGTGCCTTTCGGAGATGTGTTTCTCAGCTTCTGGACAGCCTCCTTAGACGTCTTGTTGATTGCGTTGTTTGTCGCATCCTTGACGTCCTTCGAATATTCGTCCAGCACTTCCTTCATTTGCACCGCTACGCTGTCGGTTCTAGCCATTGTTTACACGCTCCTCACAAATGAGACTTATGCCGTCTCTCTGGGCGTTCCAATCCACCCGTATGACGTCATAATCGCGCCCCTCGTATTCGACAACCTTCTGTCCTGAGTAATCCGCCCTATTCGCAATAAAAAGCGTTACAGACGGTTTCAGGCCGAGCTGTGCAGCGTTGTAAAACTCCGAAGAGTAAACGCCTCGAGGTTGTACGTATACAGTCGTCTCGGTTATCGTTGGGATCTCGTTGCCTTCCGCGTCGAACGTCGGCTCTCCGTATGCCTTTAATGTTGCAATTCCGTCATACATTGCTCTACACCTCGCTGCCGTCGTCGCTATTGACAGTCAAATATTCTTCATCACTAGGCGGCGGGGCGAGACCTTCCCAGCTCGTGTAGCCGGTTGCGGTGGTGAGCTGAGCCTTCTGCTCATCGTAGGACCGTTTTAGACGATCATAGTCTTCCGGCAGACCGAACGACATTTTGCAGTAGGTGATTATCGCCTTTGCCACGATCGCATCCAGTTCTTCCGGAACAATCACTCCGGCGATACCGAGATCCAGCTTCGCCGCATCGATCAAATCCGTGAGTTCTGAATCAAACGCGTTCGTGCTTATTCTTAATGCCATTTTTACCTTGTCGAGCATATTTCCTTACCTCACGAAAGAGGCGACCCGTTACAGAGCCGCCTCAATAGTCTCAATTATTGTCGATTTGGTGTCCCGGGAAGAAACGCCCTCGATGCCATTGTCAGCCGCATAATCCATGAGCTGCGCTTTTGTCATTGAGGACAAATCGACGCTATTCCTTCCCGTTTCTATTCCCCCGATGTTCCCGTAATAACTGCGAACATCTTCGGGCCGACCAGTGCGATTGCCGCGTACAGTCTTCCGACGATCTTTACCATATCCTTTTCGGCCAGGGACAGATCGTCAAACTTGAATGTAACAGCATCGCCTTCCGGCAGATTTGCCTGAACTCCGGACAGATCGCCGACGATTGCACCGGTTACGCCGTCCTTCTTGATTACTGTCAGGCCCTGGAACGGATCGTACGCGAAGTTAGCGTTCAGTGCTGCTTTTCTGATGGCTGCGATTGTTGCGCCGGATCCAATGAATACCAGGTCTCTTGCGCTGTCGCCGAGTGCTGCCATCGCGTCAATGATCGTGGAAGCGCTAACTGCTCCGGAGATCTGTGCAACGCCGACAGCTGTGGCTGTTGATGCAGCCGGTGCGGATGTAATCGCAGTAACAACGAGATCCGCTGCCTTCTGGATGATCTTGTAGGTGAGCTCATCGTAGATATACATGAGGAAGTCCTCAGCTCCCAGAGCCAGAACCTCGTCGGATACGGTGATCCACTTTTTAATGTTCTGCGGTACCATCGTAACGATTCCAAGCGTCAGCACTTCTTCAGCCGGTGCGTTAGCTCCTTCAGTGTGAACAACTGCATCTGTTGCGGATCTCTCGAAACCAACCTTCAGGTTTCCGGCCACATAAGTCTTAGCGACTCTGGAGAAGATCTCGTCATTGTCCCAAGCCTGGCGAACTCTGCTCTCTACGAACTCTGGAACCGGAACGACTCCGCCTGTTACGTTCTCGGTCAGCAGTGCTCTACACTCTGCATCCTTGCCAGTCTTGATGTACTTGGCAAATGCCTCGATGTATTCGTGGGTATTTCTGACTTCTTTGTTTGTCATTTTGCCGTCTTCCTTTCTCTGTTCGATTGTTTTTCCAGCTCCCGCCGCTACGGCTTCGGCTGCTTTTCTCTTTTCCTCGGCTTCTTTCTTCAGTTCGGCCTTTCTCTCTTCGATCGCGTCCATTTCCACATTCAGAGCTTCCAGCTTTTCGGCGTCTGCTTCTGCTGTTTCTGCAGCAATCTCTGCGGCTCTCTTCTCAAGTTCATCGAATCCGAGTACCATAATCTCGTCTCTTTTCATGATTATTCCTTTCCGAGTGCTCTCGCCCTCACTTCTGCGCGACGTCTCTCAAGCTGCATTTTTTCGGCTGCGAGTCTCTCCGCTCGCACTTCCTCGATCACTCCGTCGATTCTGCTTCTGGTTGAGACACCGATAGAGGTGCCATCGTTGGCCGGTATTGATACCGCTGATACGTCGTATAGTTTGGCTATTCCGGTTATCGTCCTCAGAATATCCCGGCGACCGTCTTCTCTATCGCTTCTGAGTTCTTCGTCTGTCGCCACGGTAAATCCGAATGACATTTTGTCCGTATAGCCTCCGCGGATTTCGTCATACAACTGGCGTCCCAGTTCTGTACCTCCGAGATCTGCGTCAACAAGTAAACCCTTCTCGTCTGTTCCGACGTCGAGGGTGCCGTTGCTAATTCGTGCAAATACGCGGCCCTGGTGGTCATATTGCATAATCACGTCCGCCATATCTGCATCGTCGAAGGCGTCCGGTGCGATCTGCTCTCTGTACACAATCCAATCGTCTTCGTACAATGTGTACGGCTCGTTGAACGTGCTCGCGTAACCGGTGACGCGCTTCTCTTCTGTTTCTTCCGGTTCAATTGCCCGGATTGTCATGGTTCTGTATTCCCTATTCTGTTTCTTCGCCATTGGTTTCTCCTTCCGTCAGTTCGTCGGTGGCTTTGTATTCGCCACGGATCGGAGCAACTTGACCAGCTCCATCCGGCAGCGGTGAGTAATTAAACAGCTCACGAATTTCGTCAATGAGTATCGCGCCCCTGTCGCCCAGTTCTTTCGCCATCTGGACCTTCTGCGTAACACTCAT